AAACGCCTGATACTTTTCCGTATGCGTTATCTATCTCTTGGAATGTTCCTGATACTTTGCCATAGGTATTAGCCATTTAAACTCCTATGAATATTTAAACCAAATGTCTCCATCATTACCTCCTGAAGGAGAAGATGTACTTATTGTAAATTTTCTTTCAAGCTTGTCGGCAGTTACTGCATTGTCTGCAATCTTAGCTGTGCTTATATTTGCATTTGAAATGTTTACAGTTTGAACTGCATTGTCTGCTAATTGCGCGGTTTGAATTGCATCGTCCGCAACCTTGTCGTTCGTTATCGCATCATCAGCAATAGAAGCTGTACCAATCGTACCTCCTAAAGTGTCTAGTGATACTTCGTTTAAGTTTGTACCATCAGCGTACGCTGCATAAATTTTTGCTTGATCTAAAGTAAATCCAGTTCCTGATGCAGTTTTGATAGTTAGGTTTGTTGGATTTGTAATTGCTGTGCAATCAAATATATAAAATTTTTCTATAGAGTCTGGTATAGTGACTGTTGTTGCACCTGATAATGTAATTGTTGCAAATTTAATTACCATATTTCTAGCAGTAGAAATAGATGCATTACTCATAACTAAAGTTGTAGTAGAGCCACTAGATAAAGTTATAGATTCAAAACCTGCTATTGCTTGTTGAACAAGTTCTAAATTTGTATTTGTTTTAGTTCCCCATGTACCGGCATTCTCACCGGTGGCCATTAGTTCTAATTTAAGATCTGATGAATATGTTGATGCCATAATTTGGTATTATACACTTTTTAAGCTGCCTTATCAACTTCTGTCCAAATGTTAGAAACTCCTTTGTTTACTTCAGTCCATGTGTTGGTTACATCTGGATCTACGTTAGACCATGCTGTAATTAATGGACTATTTATAGAACCTGTTAATTGTATACCTGTAACTAAAACATCCACCCCAGGAACAGCCACTGCCGTACCAATAGAAGATGTTATCTGAGACCCTGTTACATCTACAGGTGTATTTATATCAATAGTTTCTTCTCCTAGACTTCCTGTTATTTGTGAACCTGTAACATTAACATTAGCGTCTGCTGTTACTGTTGTTGAACCAATTGACGTAACCATGTCATGCTCAGTTACAATAACACTTACATTACCATCAGCACTTACAGAGTAAGTACCAAGAGATAAATTTAATTGAGATCCTGTGACTGCAACATTTGCATTTCCTACAAGAGTTTCCTCTCCCATAGACATTGTTAATTGAGATCCTGTTACATTAACAGGTGTATTTAAAGCTGTAGTAACTGATCCAATATTAGCAGATAATTGAATACCTGTTACATTTACATTTGCATTTGCAGTTACAGTTGAAGCACCAATAGAACCTGTTAACTGTGAACCTGTAACGGCTACATTAACATTAGTTCCTCCTAAAGAAGCTATCGGGGACTGTGATAAAGCTGTAATACCTAACATATAATATAATCCTTAAAAGGAGACAGGGGGTATGTGGTGGTGCCCTGCCTCCATCTAAGAATTATATCATCGCTTAAACCATGAAGGAAGACCTAGATGAGGTCTTTTATCAAACATATTGTCCTTTGCACCTGGTGTTTTACGATTATTATAATGTAAGAAAACTTGTACGCATTCTTTACCTTTAAATTTATTTCTCCAATGCTCTAATTCACATCCAGAGTAGACTAACATATCTCCTGGTTTTAAATCTACTTTAATGCCTTTCAACCCTTCTTTTCCAGATGGCTCTAAATATATAGGCCAAGGATCACCACCAAGATTCATAGTAGTAGATATCTCACAACTAAATCTATCTTTGTGTCTTTTTAAAATATCACCTTTTTTATAAATCCTTGCATAAGTATACGCTGGATATAATTTTAATCCTGTTGCTTCTTCCATTTTAGGAAGACATTTTAATAATAAAGTTTCCATAGCCATATTAGAATACTGACTATAGGTATTTGGAATCTGTTCATTCTCACCTTCGTAATATCCAATGATAGTTTCAAATGGTGAAAAGTATCTACGCTCTCTACAAGTATCATAAACTTGCTTTTGCATACAAAAATAATTAGCAACAAAAGCCGCTAGGTCTTTTGATATTGCTTGTTTGATTACTGTATATTTTTTATTTTTAAACATCTTTTGCCATCTCTTTTGGCACTGCTTGTATATTCCAATGTATAAATCTAAATGGTTCAATACCAAAGTCTACTGCATACTCGTGTTCCAAAAAACCTGGAAATATAATTAATGTACCAGGTGTAGGTTTAAAGTGAATTAATTCTGATCCACCCCATACACCTTTTTGGTCTGGTTTCATTTTTAATTTTGTAGCTCGAGCTCCAGTACGTGGCTCATGAAATATTGGGTATGATGTTTTATCACTGCACTTTAAAAAATAAAAACCTGATACATGTTGATTCCAATGTACGTGTGCTGAATGATGACCACCACCTTTTTTTGCAAACTCTTGTACCCATAATTCAGAAAACATAGTTGTGTATTGCTGCATATCAAAACCTTGATGATCTAAATATTCCCAAGACTTTTGACCAATGTAATTTCTAAAATCTAAAAAATCATTATCAGCTGTTAAAGGTGTTGAGTGATACGATCTTCCAAAATCACCGTGTTCTTTAATAAAAGCTTTCTCTCTTGTTCTTGCATCTTTAATATATTTGTTAGATGCTTTATTTAATGATTTTACAAACTCTGGTTTTTGTTCTGACCAGATAGTTGTGTTGAAATAATTATTGATAAACATTATTTAAAAGGCCTCCCTAAATGCCATACTACAAGACTGTATCTTGTACCTGATGTTACTGGTTTAACTCTGTGCCACACAAAAGAAGGAAATACAATAATAGATCCTTTTGGTAAAATCTCTTTTGCTCTTCTCAAATGTTTAGCTTCATCTCTCATATGTGGATCGTAGTTTCTAAAATCAAATTCTAATTCACCACCTGTGTATTCGGAACCATCTGTTAATTGACAAGTCATAGATAGTTTTCTAATTTTACCATGATCAGGTCCTTCTTTTTCATAAGGTTTATCCCAACCATCACAATGCCAATCATAATATTGGTTGTGTTTATATTTTGTAAATTGACAAGACTCACTTCTTTCCCAATCAAAGTTCCAACCAGCATTTCTATTTGCTTCGTGAACATATGGGTGTAATTCTTTATATATCCAAGTATCGTTAAGCCATACTAAATCAGAGTTTCTTTTTCTTTTTAAATCTTTAACTTCATCTTTAGATAATTTTCTATCTCCATAACCACCTGTTCTAGCCATTGTTTCTTCTTGTTGATTAGCATAAGCTATTACATCATCACAAAACTTTGGTGTCAAAGCTGCAGGGAAATGCCAATAATAATTAGATATATTCATAAGTTATAGTTTGTACAAAATTTAAACTATCTTTCTGATCATTTGATACAATATACATATTGGTTGATGGAAACATAATAAACATATTTTTTTTAAGTTCTATATCCCAACTTCTTCCTTTACGTCTATTGTCATCAAAATGTATTCTTACCCAACACTTATCAACTTTAACTCCGTAAAGCATTGTAAAGTCAGGTGAGTTTCGAAGATCTACTGGATCAACATTTAATAAAGGTTTAGATACTTGACTAGGTTTATAAATATCACCCCAAGAATCTTTGTTAACTAAACTAATACCATAATCAAGACCGATAAAGTCTCGCATATATGTATTTAACATATCCCAAGTTCTAGAGAATGGAAATTGTTTATTAGTAAATGATGATTGTAAAATATCGTTAGTAAGTTTTTCTTGGTCTATCTCAAAACCTTTTGGCATATCAACATTACCAAAGAATAAACTTTGTTCACTTAAAACATTCTTTTGCATACCACCACCATATATAAATTATGCTAAAGCGTCTGTCAAATCCCAAGTTGTATTTGCTTCATTCCAAACGTAATGCCAGCTATGAGTAGATGCTTCGTTTTGTGAAGTCTGTTCTTCAGTTAAAGCAGGAGCATCACCTATTGGTGATTTCCAAGAAGCTGAATCATTATGTTTTACCCAAGATGCGTAAGGTTTTTTAGGCCAAAAGATTTGATCATCTTCGTCCCAAGTATAACCTATACCTGCGTAGTTTCCTCTAAAAGGTGTTCCGCCATCTTTATGTTGGTTGCCAGATGTATTGTATGAAGTTTGAATCCACATTTGTGCAGGCCAGTTATTGTGAGTTTCTAAATACTGTTGTCCTACTGT